TTTCCTTATGCTAAATTATAAAATCTAGATTCGACCTCATAGACAACTCTGTCATTGTCTATGGTGACATTATAGTCAAACAAGCGTTTATAAACGCCTGTTATGGTAGTGATATCCTTAGCACTACCTAAGATTGTCAATGCTGAATCTAAATCAGTGTTTCTGTTTTTTGCATCAACTGTTAAGAACCATCTTACGATAGTAATTCTTTCGTTGATAATTAAACTTCCCAATGTAGGCAACAAGTCATTCTGCTCAGTATAGGGTTCATCAAGATATACTCTGCGAGCATTCTTCATGTATAACGGATTAGTTCCTTCTTGAAAAGGCAGTTCTTGACTGGTCTTAATGCTACCAGTCAGTTGTGCCGTCAAATAAGTTAGTAATTGCGTTCTCATCTTACACGAATCCTATTTACAAAACTAGCCATCTTGTCTGCTGTATCGATGGTTGCGTTTTCGCTGAAGTCATACCAATCGCCTGCTTCAATTACTTCGTCAAACAATACATTATAGCTGTCCTTGTAGAACTTGATCTTTGCGATCTCTGCACTATCAGGATTACCAAAGTCAGCAATACTAGGATATGCATATTCGTTCAATGCCAAATATATATTTAAATCCTTGAATTCCTGAGTCCTTGCTAAGATATAATTTGGATTAACAGCAGGTAGTAGGTTTGGATCAATGATGTTTGCCATTCTACGCTGATATTCTCTCCACCAACTGGTATTTCTAATTTGTGTTAGGATACGCTGACTGGCCATGTTTAAAAAGTTTTCAATTTCTGCTTGTGTAAGATCTTCATTTGCTTCAAAAACACGACTATCACGAGCCTGTAGTTCGGCAAAAGTAGCGAAACGCAAAAAAGTTGCTCCACTGTATACAAAATTTGGGTTACTCATTGTGATAGTCCTTTAGATTAATTTAGCAATTAAGGGTTGATGCTTGAGTCAAATGCCAAGTAACGACCGTAGTTGTTTTGTAGGATGCCTGTGCCATAATATGCTGAACATACAATGTCATCACCCAAGAAACTTGCACGACGTTGTGTCTCAATGCTGATGTCACCAATTAAGCCAAGACCAAATGCATCACGATGGAATACAGCACCAGGGAAGTCACCAGCGTTAATGTTAGCGGCAATGTTACTTGTTTCATAAACAGGGATACCAGCCAACATACCAACAAAGCCCATACGCATTGCTTCGTTAGAAACATCGCTGTAAGCGCCTGCTGTGAAAGGTGTGTTACCTGCAGTTGTTAAGGCTGCTTTCAAGTCATAAGCAATTTCTGGGTGCAATACGCAGACCATGCCTTCTGTAGGAACAGCGGCAGCCTTTAACTTAGCAACCATTCTAAAGATGTCTGCGGCTGTGATAGCACCAGTGTAATCACCAGCACCAGCGTTCAAAGATTTAAACAATACTGTTAAGTCTGTGTCAATCTTACGAGCAATGGCTTCACCGAATAGTTTGCCTAGATCAGCAACAACATTGGAACTAGCACTAGTGCGAGCCAAGTCAGTTAACAATGTGCGGATAGCAACTGGGCTAACAACTAATTGTGCTGTGTTTGTTGAAACTGCTGTGTTAGTAACTTCATCACCTTCAGTAACAGCGGCTGCTGTTTGGATTGGGTAAATTGGAACATTAACATTTTTACCTTGACCTGGAGCCAAAGTGTAATTCTTTACCAGACCACGCATGATACTGCGCTCTGATGCTACGAACATTGCTTCCTGAATAATTTCAGGTAGTAAGTCGTTTAGTGTTGTTGTGGTTGAACCTGCCATTTTGAATTCTCCTTAAATGAATTTTAGGCTAATCCTGCTGTCTTACGATAATCAGCATAGATTTTTCTGTGCTCAGGATTTTTCATATCCAGTTTACTAATGTCTAACTTCTTTGTTTGATTGCCTGATACGTTGCTTTTAGTATTAGTTGTGGCAGGTGCTGCCGACACAAAATGTGGATTGCTTTGCAGCCATGACTGAACAAAACTATCTACACTTACGGGTTTACCGCTGTCATCATAGCGAACAGAACCCTTTTCATCTAATACTTCAACATCGCCTTCTGGACTAAGTCTAACTTGATTACGAATCAATGCTTTAACTTGTTCAGGATTTACAGCACGATAACGTGCCGCGGCATCAACAATAGGAGTTTCCACTTTGAAACTTTCTATTACTCTATCCCTCTTTTGAATTTCTGCATCTTTCTTAGATGCTAATTCTTGAATAACACGATCAAACTCTCCACGCTTGAGTTGTTGTTCTTGTTGAATCTTTTGATGCTGACTAACGATTTCTCGTAGTTGCTCTGGATCACCAAGTTCTTCATACTTGCTGGTATACTTCTTTTCTAACTGAGTTTTAGTCTTTGCTAGAATAGCGTTTACTTCTGCTTGCGTAAAAGTTTTCTCTGTTGCCTGATTATTATTTTGAGAAGTATCAGTGCCTTCTGTGTCGCCAATGTTTTGTTCAGTCATTGTATCTGCGCCTCTTTCTAGAGTTAAGTTTGTTGAACAGATAATTCTGTTCGTAGTGTATTTATATAAATTTATTCAATTTTGTCTAATATGTTTTTAGCCCAAGTTAGTCCAGCAGGACCGCCCCAAAGCAAATATGCCTGTGTGCCTGGAGTATTTTCTCCTGGCTTGTAATACGTTGCCGCACGACTTAGAAAACTATAAGTTCTTTTAACTATGTCCAAACTTACCATTTCTCTTTTGGCAAATTGATTTGCTCTAGCAAGCCCTACAGCAGTTCCACCACGACGGCTGGCTGCTGAGGATTTTCTCATTTTCAATCCTCGGCGTGCGGCTGCTGCCATTTGTGCTGTGGGACGATATGTTTCTGCCATATTAATCTACTATTGGTCCACCAGCGATCCAAGCATCACAAGTTCTAGAACTGGCACACTTAAAGTCCCAGGCTTCACAGTAACCTAAATCACCTGCTTGTATTGTAGCCCAAGCATCTTGTTCTCCACTACCACCAGCAGCCAATCCTTGATCAATACAGTTTAGTATCTTTGAAGTTTGATTGAATGCGGCACAGTTAGCACATAAACTTGTTTTTGCTTCTGCAACAGGAACATTCCACATTTCTGCTTTCTTAGCCCAAAATACTGTGTTAGGTAACGCAGGGTTTAATGGACCATAATTGGCTAGATCAATTGCTTCTTGTCTATTTGCTAGATTGGCAGCAATATCCTGCGTTTCAATAGGACAACCATCTTCAGGCATTACTCCTGGCACAGCCATTTCAGGCTGTTCGCCTTCTAACATTTGTTCTGTGCCTAGCATTGCTTCTAACATTTCAATGTCCAGCATTTCGGCAATGCGACTGTCTATTGCTGTTTGAACTTCTGGACGAGGACTCAATGCTTTAATCTTAGCATATTGGTCTAACTCATTGTCAGTGTTATGTAATGCAAAGTTATCTGGATAGTCTATTTCACCATCCCACTCATAGCCCATGTATGTGTATATGATTTGCCAGATTTGTTCTTCTGCTAATTCCAAATTGTCTGCTATGCTTGACAGGCGTGCATTTAAAAGTTGGAACTCTGTTTGAATTGCCAGGCCTGACATCTCTCTAGTTTCTGTTGCTCTTACGGCACCAACATTACCCATGCTATCAATCATTTTACGACGATTGTTAATACTATCATATATGTGTCCAATTTGTCCAGTATCAAACTGTAGAACATAAGGCTTTAAGTTAGGATCCAAATTCTCCTCCATGGTAATAATTTGTCCGGCTGCGGCCCCTTGTGCGTTTGTGCCTGCTGTGGCAACTAATGAGGGATGAGTTGAAAGTCTTGTGCTGTCCCAAACTTCGGCTAGTTCATTATATATTGATCTTTGTTGATCGGCAATGTCATCTACCAAACTATTACCCAATCCTCTAACAGGACTGCGTTCAGCATAAGCACAGACAAATGGCAAATAACCTAGACCATTAATTTCTTGCATCATTTCTAAAACAGTTTCTTGTTGTGTGTTAACACGATAAGTTGTAATGCTATCTGCTGTCCATTCTTTGACCACGGTTTCAGTGCCGTTGACTTCTTCAACATACTTGATATAATCTAATGCGTAGCCGCCATTAGGCTGTCTTGCCCAGCGCCAGTCAGTGACACTAAGGGGGTTAAACATACTTAGATATGGTCTTGCACCCAAAGCCATTTCATCTGCCAGTGTAACTGCGCCGACATCAGGCTTTGCTACACAGATCCATACATGTCCGAATACTGCGGCCCATTGTGCTACATCTTTCATGAACGCATTCATACTGCGTCCATCTAAGTCAGCATCTTCTTCAATGTCTTCAATAGTAGGGTTATCTTCTAATACGCCAAAGTCTCTACTTGGTTCTGTTCTAAACAAGAAACTTGTATATAGACTTATCAAACTTCTTACTTGATTATCTAATGGTGTATTGTTTAATCTTTGGGCATATTCAGTGTCGCTTTCCAATGCATAACGCTGTAGATATGCACCCTCACGATATGCTTGTCCGCCCGTAAAGCTCGCAAGTAAAAATTGCCAGCGCAGTTGATTACGGCTGTAAGTTGTGTTACCACTTGTTGCCTGTAAATAGGCATTTTGAAATGTCTGAAGTTCTGCCATGTTTTAGGCTCCAATATTAGTAATGTATTTATGCAAGTTGATGTCCGAATCTTTTCGGCGCAACTGTTTCTAAGTCTTTGTTTATAGGGAATAAGAATTGTATTGCGTAGGTCAATGCGTCAAACATGTGATCAAAGCCACTGTCCTTATCTGGTATCTGTGTGCCTTCTTTATAGCAAAATTGCTGTAGGCTTTTTATTGTATGTTTGCACTTTGGATCTACATAGAATCTAGTTGTTTTATCATCACGCTGGAAAAACAAACTATTGGCAGCATTTATCCTATCTTTAACTAATGGATGCTGTCTATGATAACGCACAGTGAATCCTGCGTTTTCTAATATTTTTATGTCGGTGTTGCCATTTGCTGATGTCTTGCGTTGCACGCCTGCAGGATCTGGAAATATTTGTATAGGATTCTTTGGATATCTATTGCGTATTTCATCAACTAGTTCATTAGTATTACTACTATAGAGAACAATCTCATCTATACAATGTAAGCCATCTCGGGTGCGACGCATTATGCAACAGGCCATTGGGCTCACATTAAAATCGTTTCCAATAATAAGCGTTTCATTAGGATTTACTTGTTCTGCTTGTAATATATTATGTTGACCAAAAGCATAAGCAACAATGCCACTAAAGTTTTCAAATGTAGCCATGAACTCTTGGCTAAATGTTCTTGCATCTAAGTCAATACGAGCCTGTGCAACTTCATCTTCTGGCACATTGCCGCCTTGTAATGTTGTAAACTGAAAACTCATCCAATTGCTTAATCTTGTGTGATTGTCATACAAGTCTTTAAACCAATTCATACCTTTCGGCGTGCCTAGGAACAATGCATGTCCACCTGTGTCTGCTAATGTCGGTCTTAGAACTTCATACCATGCTTCTTGATCTATGTCGGCTGCTTCATCCAATACGATAAAGTTTAGTCCCACACCACGCAGACTATCATAGTTATCAGCACCGCGTAGACTAATCTCACTGCCATTGACCAACTCCAATGTAAGATCTTGTTCATTTACTTTCTTTACCCAGTTTAAACTAATAAGTTTCTTTTTTAATTTCTTCCAGAGAATTTGTTTTGCCATTCTATATGTTGGTGCAACATACCACACACGCTGTTCTGGCCTACTTGCATACTTGGCTAACTCTCTAAGTGCTAGATGTGTCTTTCCAAAGCGTCGTCCGCAAACAGCAACACGGAATCTAAATGGCGCATCAGCAATCATGCGCTGTGCTTTACTTAACGCCATCTAACTCTTTTAATTCTTCACGCATATCATCCATCTGTTCATCAGTGGGTTTGTCATCTTCATCATCTGTAAATGGTAGAACTTTGGCAGTGTCACTGCTCATACCATTGTCGCTCATTCCCAACATATTTTTCGCTAAAAAGATTTGCACAGCGGCATTTAGATTAACACAAGCATTTTTCAGCATTGCTCTGCGTAAACTGATCTTCAGCGTTTCACGACCCTTTGTAAGATTTTCGCTGAAGTTATATCTTATTGCTTGTTCTGTGACACCAAACCAATTAGCAATGTCAACATTAGTGCAGCCTAATGCAGCCAAGTCTTCAACTTCTTCAGGTGGAACTACAACATTGTTTCGGCCTATAATTTTGCCTTCAACTGTTTTTTCTCCCCAAGCATTAGCCTTACCTTGTGCCATTATGTAAATATCGCTTTCAATACTTTATACAGCAAATAGGCAGCACCAGCAAATACTGATACTGCTAGTATTCCATTAACCATTAAGAAAAATCTTAGTTGTTGTTCCAATACTCGTTCTTGTAAATTTAATAACATTATAATATTTCCTTTAACTTAGCTATTTCTTCATGTGTGAGAAATAACTCATATCGTGTATCTAAAACACTTTGGCTGTAAAATTCAATGTGCCAACACTTGCTGGCTTCTACCCATACTTTACGCACTTTTAATTTATAATCTTCATTATTGATTATAGTAAAATCTTCTTTGGGCTTACCTGTTGAGTATATCATAAACTGCCCTTGTCTTGTTGCCATATATTTACCTTATTTTTATAAAATCTTAACCACAGTAAAGTCTTCTGTAAAGAATTCTTTGTTTAACTTTGCTGCCAAGTTATTTGCTGGTGCTTGATTTGGAAATGCTGTTTTAGGATATTTTATCAGTTCTCCACTGGCATTCCAATATTTTTGTTTTAGATTAATTGGCTGTGATTTATACAATACAGCATACAGCGCAGTGGCTGCCAATACTTCTAAACTTAAATGATCAGAGAATTGTGTGCTTAACAATATTTTTGCACTGGGTCTGCTCATTTTAAGTATCTTTCTATATTATGATCTTCTATAATTGCTAAAAGCCAATTTTCCTCAGTGAATGTTACACTGTAATATTCAAAGTCAGTGTTAAAAGTTATTGTAGTGGCAAACTTTTTACACAAGTGTTTTAGTGCTATTTCATCTTCTTCAGTCATATTTGCCAGTCGCATTAAGTCAGTTCTTCGTTCTATCATTGTTTGTCCGGCCTATTAGTATTTTTAAGTTCAAAATGTTCTGGATTACAGCACATTTGATTAGCGCAGGTAAGTGTAACGCTGTATGGACTTACATCTTCATTGTTAACACTCATCCAAACTAATCTTCTTGCCTGTGTCATTTGTTGATAACTATCATCACTATCTGGAATCTTTTTCCAAGCACCCATAAGTGCTCCTGTTGGACTCATTGATCCTAACCAATTTAAGCAACCATTTTTATCTGGTTTAGTATCAATCTTTGACCATAGTCTAGTATCATTCCAACCCCAAACTCCTACTTGTTTATGTCCGGGTTTAAGATTGTAATGTGTTCCTCTTGCTGGCATTATTCCTGCTCCTCAATCATACGCATTAGCACTGGGTTTTCTTTTAAGCAGTGAATTAAAGCCGCTGCCATTGTGTCTACTTGTTGTTCTGTTAAACACTGATTCATAGTCATTTCCCATATGTGAAATATCTCGTGAAAAATTGTTTGTAATCTAACCCATCCTTGAAGTTCTGGATCTATTATAATTGTATTTGTTTTTGGATCACACAATCCTAAACAGTCAACTAGTTCTCGGGGTTCGGCATCTCTAATAGTCCAAATTTGGCTCATAAATTCAATCTGCATATCTTTGTTCCTTTGTTTTATTTAGTCTTTATTATTAAAATGTGCGTAGTTATCTGTTTTCTTAATCCAATTAATCCATGAACCTGTTTTACGGCATTTTGGATTACTGCAATATATTCCCCAATGAGGTTCTGTGTATTTGATTTGTGTAGTGCAATTCCTATGTAAGTTCTCTCTTGCCAAGTTCACTAATTTTGTCTGTGTTCTTTGTTCATCAGGTGTTATTTTGTTGTGTATTGTCATTTTATAACCAGTCCATTTCTACATAGGGTTTTCTTGTATCTCGGTATTCACCAATAAAGTCTGTATACTTTTGTGCTCTCACACTACTGGGACTTTCTAATTCAAACTTGTTGTGCCAATCTCCCAGCCAAACATGTGCGTGTTCTCCTGAGTAGATTGCTGTTGTATAGCGTATAGTATTCTTTTCTCCTCTGCGATTACCTTTACCAATAATTGGTCTCTGTCCCAGTGCTTTTAGTTCTTCAAATATATTTGCTTTATCCATATACCAATTGTATTCGTGTTCTGTAATATCACCACAGTCAAAGTCTCGTTGAATATCTCGCTTATATTCCCATAGTGCAGGTTGACTGGCAAATGTAAGTTTTTTAATCTCGCCGTTGTTTTTAACATTGATATCAAGATTAATTTTTCTTCTTTTGCTATTTTCTTTTGTGGGCTTTTGCACACTGACTTTGGCATAGTTTATGTCAGGTGTGTTCATAATCAGTTTGGGCTTTTTGGCTGGCTGCACGGAACTCTCGTTCTCCCCTGAGCGTAGCGATTCCCCAAGAGGTGCTGAAGGCAAAGAGTCAATCTGCTTGTCCTCATTAGGACAGAGATTTCTATTTGTTATTACTTCTTTTATATTTGATATATTGAAATATTTAATATTATTTTCTGCCTGATCATCAGGGATAATTTCAGTTAGTTTAGCATCTTTTTGTGCTTGTCGCTGTCTAATAGCGGCTAATATGTCATTGCTGTTCATTCTAAAACCTCTGCTAATCTATCTAAGACTTCTTGTTGACTGTCAGTGGTCATAACAATAGTAGGTTTACTGTCAGCATTAATTAATGGTTCACTGACATTCCAATGTTTGATAAACTTCTTAACCACACTACCATCTCGAACTTTATACTTTAAGTTATCAATAATTACACCATAACCAGCATCTTGTAATTTTATAATGTCACGCCAATATGCGTAGTTTTTATTTGAGGGATCTATGTAAGTGTGTGCAATTTCACTGTGACTGTTTGCTATTGTGACAACACAGATATTGCCACCATACTTACTTTCTTGTTCGTATGTTTCTAGGACTACGAATGGACCTTTTGCGATATTTTTAGACATAATGTCTCCTATAAAATAATAAAACAACGACTACAGTCATTGAGTGTGTATTTGCCAATACCCTCTTCATCAACAGTATTTAGTATAACACATTCAGTTTTATGTGTCAATGGCAGTATTTCAGCCAAAAAAAAGTCCAAAATAAATTGGACTTTTTAGTGCTAGGTCGTTGCAACTTCGCTGTAGTAGGACAGGACTAATGGAACTTTGGCAAATACAAATTAGGAAACTGTCTATTTTATAAGAAAGAAATTGCCTACTACGAGTTATTTATACTTCGTTGTCTTAGATTTCTTTGCCTGTTAGCATAATGTATTCTTCTTTGGTGATATATTTGTATCCAGGTTTACCTTTTTTAAGAGCACCATTTACAGCATTTTTACCATTGGTAACACTACGTTGTTTATTGTAAGCTAATCCTGCTTCTACACCACTGCGAAATACACCCAAAGGAGTAATACAAGGAATACCGCGTTCTTTATTCTTTGCGGCAACTTTGGCATTATGTTCTGGTGTTTTTTCTTTTCCAGTCATAGTAGCACTAATTTTTGCTTGCACTTCTGGTCTAGCATTACATTCGGCTTGATAAGTATTATCTCGTTGTTTAACACCTTGTTGATGATTACGTTTATATTCATCGTCTCTAGTATTAGCAATCGTGCTCATAGTTTCACTAAATTGTTTGTTGCCTTTTTTGAAGAAAGCACTTCTACTACGATTAACTGTAGCATCACTTTTCTTAAGAAGTTCTGGAACTTCAGATTCATCCCAATCAATGTTCTTCCACAACTTTGGATCATTAATGTTAATCATATTTCTTTACCTGTAAGCATAATATATTCTTCTTTGGAGATATAATAGTATTCTTTTGTATTATTCTTAAACTTAGATACTAATAATGCCATTACAGATGATTCTGTTTTTCTTGTTGGTAAAAAATTATTTTCAAAAATATATTTTGCCGCATCAGCACGACTCCAAAAAATACCATATGGAGTAACACATTGTTTAGATGATAATAATCTATTTTTAATTGCGTTTTTATTTTGCCAGTCTTCACTGGCTGTTCTTTCTGCTACTGCTTTGGAAAAATTAGAATCTGGATCATTTGCCTGATCAATTCTAATTTTTCTAATAGTTTCTAACCATTCTGGATCTTGTGCTAATTTTTTCATAGCGGCATCATTGCTTTTTTGCCACTCAGGATCTTGTGATCTTTCTTTATTTCCTTTAGCACTATTCTGTCTCCAACTTTCTCCGCGAATATCTTTTAATCTTTTACCTCTTTGTTGTTGTTCTATAAGAGTATCACTTTTCTTAAGAAGTTCTGGAACTTCAGATTCATCCCAATCAATGTTCTTCCACAACTTTGGATCATTAACATTAACCATTATGCACCTTTTAAGAAACGAACTTTACTAGATTTTTCCCAAGTATCTTTACGATTAATCATAATACCTGCTACTGTATTATAAGTGCGAAGATCCAATGGCTGTGCTAAACTACCTTGATTATGACGAATCCATTTCATACAAGATTCTGCTTCATCAGTAGTCAAACTACGACCAAAATTCTTTTCAAGATAAGAACTATCTGTAAGCATATTAACCTGCTTAATTTTGTATTCACAATATGTTCGCACACTACGAGGACTATTCATTTTCAAATCAATGTAAGTGCCGCGGCTAATCAATGCTTCCCAACGAGTAATCATTTCAGGTTTTGGTTTTGGTTTTTTAGGATTTTTACTTTCAACATCGGCTACCTTAATCATCAAATCCATGTCAATATTAGTGATAATAACAATTGGACAATTAACTTCAAATGTAGGTTCAACACCCATCATTTGTAATTCGTGAGTGCTGTTTGATTTTGTATAACTAATAATTTTCTTTTTATTTTGTTCAGTTGCACTCATAATAATACTAACAGCATCTTTGTCTTTTAGAATACTGTCATTGTCACTTAAACAAAGAGCACCACCGTCTTTATTCGCATAAAGATCTGCTACCAATGCCCACTTACTATAGTCACCGGCACGAACTAATGCACCATCAACTTTAACAAGATGGTCACAACGATATGGATAATTAGTCATACCTGCTTTAATATCATCATCGCTGTGTTTGGTCCAAACACTACTAATAATATCAGTGCTTTGAACTTTCATTTTTTGAGAAATAATCTCAATCATTTTGCTTTTACCAGTGCCTGGAGGTCCACGAAGAATCAATGGATTAACCAATCCAGATAATGTATCTTCCATTGCTTCGGTTGCTTGTTGTTCTGCATCCAAAACAATATCTAAAATATCATTGTCGCTGAGCAATGATTCTTTTTCTAATTCAGTTTGTGTTGTCATGTTATTTGCCTTCCTTGTGTAAACGAATTACTTGTTGAATTTGAAGTTCTTTACCTTTTAAGCCTCGTGCAGTAGGCCAAATAGTTCCGTGTTTTGGACTAGCATAAGCACTACCAATTTCTAAATGCCACGCACTAGGATCGGATCCACGAAAGTTGTCAGTTGGGTGTGGAAGAAAAACGCAGAAATATGCTTTAGTGCCACCGTGTTTTCCACTACATAGTAATTCATTAACTGATATTTGGTTAGCAAATTTTTTAGTAGTTAAACCGTATTTTTTACATTGATTGTAAAACCATTCAGTTTTCTCATCTGTGGACATTGCATCCCAGACTGCGATATCTGCTTGTTCAATTTGAACTTGTTTAGCAGTATCAATGATAGCAGTAATGCTATAGATTTCAGCAAGTTTAGTAATCTTGCTAGTTAGTGTTTGAGCCATTGTAGACCTCTTTCTTTAAGTTATGAACTTATGCGGAATTGCTTAGTTCATGTGTTTATTATAACAGATTATTTATTTTGTGTCAATTAAATTGACTTGTTGAAAAGTGTCTTGCTTTCAACATCAAGATCATTACAATCCCAATCTTGATAACATAGACCAAACCAATCTTTGCCCCAAAGTTCGTTAGCACGAGCAACGATTTCTTTTGGATCTTTGGTGTAGCAAACGAACAAGCCCGTCTCTACTACCGTTTCGCAGTCGCTGTCTGCGTCATAAGCAAGTTGATATACTAGTGTAGCCATTTTTGAAACTCCTCGTTTCGTTGTTAATAAGTGTATAGTATAGCACAGGATTTAATTTACACCAATTAAAATATCCTGCCATACAGGCATTGAAAACAGCGAAAAAAGTGTTGTTTTTAACACGAAAACCTTATTTCAGTCTAAAATACACGGTTCACTGGTCTATATACTACTTCAGTTGATATACTACTAAAATATACTCTAATACTTTAGTCGTAAAAAAATCCCCAACTATTTCTAATCGGGGATAAAGTTATTAGCAGTAACGATGATGTTGATTAGACATCATCTGCACTACTCTGTAGTGCTATTTGTATTTAACTTGTCAACTCGCATTAAGTATTCTTCAGCAGTGATATATGTGTAACCCTTTGTGCCTTTTTTCATATGATATGCAAGCCCGCAAAAACTCAGGCCCATATCAGCAGCCGCACTACTAATACTGGCATAAACACCTTTTGGTGTTATTAAGAACTTGCTATTACTTCTAATATGAAATTTTGTGGGGTCACGCTTTTCATATATTTTTCGTTCTTTAGGTTCAGCATATACATCAATGTCCTTGGGACGACCCACAGGATTTAGATCCAATAAATTAATGCCATTGACCATAAATTTGTTTTGATGTGCAATCATTTCAATGTAAGTGATTTGATCAATAGTTTTGGCAGGAACTTCTCGTTGTGTATATGGCTTTTGTGGTAAGCGAGGCACTGCGTATTGGTTATACCAATAACCTTGTGCACCATTGGACAACTGTAGTTCTATCCAAGACTGCGCCTGTTCTCTAGTGATAAGTGGATAACCAACTGCCTGCACCCATAAGCCAGTTAATTTATCTTTATAAATGAAAGCATCACTGGCAATTAAGTCTTGGGGTATCTTTGTCCAAGCCACTGCGGCTGTGATGTTATTGGGCTCATAACCATTTATAGTGCTGTATTTCTTTTGAAAATCAGGTGCCCAATTCACTGCTCTGCTTAACATGATGTCAGGTGCTTCAGGATGTGGGCTAATACCCATCCATTTTTTTCTAATTTTAGTAGTCATATCTCTATTTAGATATGCTTTTCACTTTGTAATTAGATATCCTACAAAAGCCAGTATAGCAGTGATGATGGTGCCGAAAGTTGCAATTACCTGAACCTGTTTACTGGAATTTTGACGCTCCAACAATAACTTGACATCGCTAAAGCCCTGCGCAGTTTGAATTTTGAGGTCATTGACATCTCCTTCAATTTTTGTAAGTCGTTTTTCAACATCATGGAATTTATCCTCTATGCCTTGATAACGCTCACTGCACAAGGCTACGTGAGTGGCTAAATCACTATCTTCTTTACTCATAGTTTTACTTTTTCTTTTTTGCTCGCTGTTCGCTGAGGCGTATTGCCACACCTTGCTTTTGCGCCTTAGCTTTTCCCCCAGGTCCTGGGTAGTAGTGTCCACTTGATCCATATCTATATCCTGTTCCGCCTCTAGGGCCTGTGACTTTTCGTACTGGCATTATTTTCTCCCTGGTCTTGGTTTCTTACGATTAGTTTTCGTTCTCATTCCACGTTCTGGTAAATGTCTCATGTTATGCTCCTTTTATGCGCCTACTGGCACTACTGTTAAAATAACACTGGGAATTGCTGGCACTACACCTGCGGCTGCAATGTAATCTAATATCACTGAAGTATCACTGGCAGCCCAAGCAAGTTCATAGTAATCTCCTGCAGCCGCTGAAAACACATAATTCCATGCTGCCATAATTCTATCACCGTTGCCAGCAACTCTGGTATCACCTGCTGTGTTGGCAACATTAGCACCATTCTTCTTTAACCAAATAAATGTATTAGCACTACCACCTGAAGTTTGACTTAACTGTGCTGAGAATTGTAAGTTATATACACCTGCATTGGCAAAAGTAATACGAGTAAGTGCTGTTCCATTAGTGACAATACTGATGCCATTGCTGATACCTGTATTATTAAATGACATCAAGTTTTCTGCGTTGGCAGTAGGATTGGTTTGATCCACTGTGCTGTATGCTTCAATGTATTGTCTACCATAACTAATATTGCCACCAGGCAATGGATTACCTGCTGTGTTGGTCAATGTGGCAGTTGTGCCATTTAATACCAAATAGTTAGCACCTGTGCTTGATTCTAATGTAATAGCATCACTGCTAATACTTGCTAATTCTGGACTAACACTTGCTACTACAATATTTCCTGTGCTCCAATTCTGTCCTTGTTTGTTTGCAGTGAAAAGAACTTTAGTGCCATTGGCAGTTGGACTAAAGTTTTCTGTGGCGGTTACTTGAACACTACCAGCCAATACATAAGTGTCTGCTGTGTCACTGTAACTTTGGAAACGGAAGTTACCTAATGCATTACTAGCACTTGGCACTACCAATGTGCCACCACTGCCTGTTCTATAGTTAGTTTTAATATTAACACTGGTGCCTGCATTAGTATTTGTGCTTAATAAATTACTTTGAGCATCAATGGCAGTAATACTATCAAAAGTTGCAGTGCCTGTTGCAGTAAAATTACCTGGCGTGCTGACACTAGCCGCAGATAAACTAAGTGCTGTAGCACCTGTGCTTGATTGTATGTCATTACCATTTACACGCAAATCACCAGTCAATATTAAATTACCACTGACATCCAATGACATAGTCTGTGTTGTGCCAGTTTTACCATTGGCCCAAGTAAATGCGTCACTGCGACTGGCAAATGTCTGTGGATTGATATTCAATACATTTATTCTACCAGCATTGCTGGCGGCAAGATTTGTAGCAGTTGGTTGTAATGCTAAAATATATCCAGTGCCAGCGTTAGTTACTGTGCCAGCAGTGGGATATGGTCCTCCAGTGTTTGCCCAAGTTTCAGTGGGTGTAAAATAGGCTGTGCCTGGAGTAGCAAGAATATAATCACTGGTATATCCATTTGTAGCATAGCCTAATGCACTGAGTTCGCCCATTAAATCACCACTGACCACTGCTGAAGGAGTTGTTTCATTGCCTCTGGCATTTTCAAATATTAAACCACCCCTGGCACTGGTAGCAGTGGCAGTGGGAAATGTTCGCATTACTATATTGTTTCTTGCAGTGGCAAAACTACCAGTATTACCATTGCTTTGCATATAGCCACGACTTGGAGCTGATGCGCCACCTGTAAATCCGTAAATAGTTGGGCTGGTAAATCTATTAACACCATTAACAATACTACTACCAGTATTCTTACCAATATTAGTTGTTGTGGTTGCACCACCAATGTTTAATGTTGTTGCTGTGGTGTTGAACACTGATGCTGTTGTTGTAGTTGTTGTAATATCTGCACTGGTAGCACCATTAACTGCTAGATCACTGCTTACTATTACTGTGCCACTACCATTAGGTGCTAATGTTATATCACCATTACTTGCACTAGTAATCTGTAGTGCACCAGTGCTGTCTGTAATTGTGCCACCTTGAACATCTAAATTACCATCAATTTGTAAATTACCAGTGCCACCCAAACTTGCTATTTCTGTTGTGCCGCCATACCACTTGAAAGTTTGTCCAGCATCAAAGGACTTAACACTACTCCATATTTCATTTGCTGTAGCACCTATGGCATAATCAACGAAAGTAGCATTCACTGATGGATATAATACTATTTTAGTTCCTGCACTTCTTGTAGTTGTAGTTGGAGCACCTTGTCCAAATCCATTAAAATCAATGATATTGCTAGTGCCATTATTTAGACTAACATTACCGCCACTAACTGTTAAATCACTGCTGACAATAACATTGCCAGTGCCGTTGGGTGTTAGTGTAATGTCGCCATTGCTTGCACCTGTTGAAATGGTTAGTGCACCTGTTGATTCTGTAATTGTTCCACCTTGCACATCTAATGTGCCTGTGGTAACAATATTACCTGTTGTGGCATCTATTGTTGCCACGGTGTCGCCTACTGCGAGACCAAATTTTACTTTAAATTTTTCGTTACTCATAATTCACACAATCCTTATGTTTAATCTAATGATGTTCTTACAGCATTGAATACTGTGCTTGTTGCACTTGTTGGGGTAATTAATAATCTAGTGATACCACCGCTGACATCAGCGGTAAAACTTACCAATGAACTAGTGTTATACATTTCACCATATATTGTCAGCATTGCTGTGCTGGCACCAGTTTTTAATACTGTGGCATTTACACAATGCACATTAGCACCTTGAACTGCTGTAATCATTACTGACATTGCTGTTCTACCAGTATTTATTAATGTTACAGTAGCAGTGGATGTAGTAGTTAGTGTTGAGCTGTCAATACTTGCTCTATTATCAACAGTAAATGACGGTGCACCAACACCACCAGTTGCTGTAATGGCTTGATTAAATTCCCAACCATCTGTGGCGTTATTCCAAGTTATTGTTTTATTAGTTGCACCTAACAATGTAATACCACCACCTGCGGCAGTTGTATCTGTGGGACTTGCTACATTACCAATAGTAATGTTCTTATCTTCTACTAATAAATTTGCTGTATCAATAGTTGTTGTTGTGCCACTTACAGTTAAGTCACCAAGAATAGTAACATCTGCACCACTTAATGTAATTGCTGTAGCAGTGCTTGATTTGATGTCATTGCCAGTGACGGTTAAGTCACCATCTATTTGTAAGTCACCCACGCCATTTAAGTTGGCTATTTCTGTTGTGCCACCATACCACTTGAAAGTTTGTCCAGCACTATATTCTTTAACACTACTCCATATTTCATTTGCTGCAGCACCTATGGCATAATCAACGAAAGTAGCATTCACTGATGGGAATAATACTATTTTAGTTCCAGCACTTCTTGTAGTTGTAGTTGGGATACCTTGACCGTTTGTATTAAAATCAATGCGATTACCTGTGGCACCATTTAGATATATCTGTGCTTGACCTGTTGTGGCATCGTTTGCCTGTGTTGAGGTAAATTGTCCAATAGTAGAGACATCACCTGTTGCACCATCTATTGTAGTGTTGGTTGCGCCTGTGACAGGACCGATGTCAATGCCGTTTCTTACTTTAAAATTATTGTTTGCCATAATTCATTATCCTTATGATTAAACTACTCAGTAGTTTTATGATACATCGCCAGCGAATGTTACTACATACTTATATAGTGTTCCTAAGTCAATCCCACCTGGATTATATTTTGGAGTGGCTTTTACAAGTATAAGTCCTCCAGAGCGTGTTACACTGAAATCAGATAAATTAATACTAGTTCTAAGGTCATTAGTCACAGTCATAAACGCATCTGAATCTCCGGCTAATACGAAAAGTTCAACAGCTTGAAAGAAGCTGGGGTAACCTATATTCACTTGTATTTTAGCACTTCTATAAGTTCCTCCATCAAAATTAAACAGTGTAAATTCTCCGCCAGAAAATGTTCTTATGCCAGTGCCATGAGTTATTAAATTGCCACCAAAAGCAATACTGTTAAATGTTACATTTGCTGAAGTTGCTACATCTTGTCCAATACTAACTGTAACACCACCAGTAGAGCCTGATAAAGTAACTCCTGTTCCTGCACCTAAACTGGTTACACCTGTGTTGGTAATTGTTACATTACCGGTATTAGCATCAACACTAATACCTGAGCCTGCAAAATTGCTGACAACACCTGTGTTAGTGATACTAACTGCACCAGTAGCATTTGTGTTAGTGCTTAGTCCTGAACTAGTTGTTAAACTAGTAACACCTGTGTTGCTAATGGTAACTGCACCAGTTGCACTATTAACACTAATGCCTGTGCCTGCTATATTACTGGTAACACCTGTGTTAGTAATAGTAGCAGTTGAAGCATTTGTAAATGCCACAGTTACACCAGTGCCAGAGGCAAATTTAACTGTGTCTGTTGTTGAATCAGTGCCAACTAAATTTAAATTTGCACCGCCAGTTGTGCTACTAATATTTTGAGTATAAGTTACACTATCATCTATTGCCCAACTTAATACACCTGCTGTAGTTGAATGTAATGTATATCCATTTGCCGCAGGATATGCTGTGGGTAATGTATAACTTTGTGTGCCTGCTGTTGCTGGGCTTACAAATGTATTTGTTCCGCTGGTGCTTCCACGCAATACTAAACTGCTAAACGAACCTGCGGCAAAAGTTGGGCTTGCTGAAGTTGCTACACTTTGTCCAATACTAACAGTGGCTGTGCTTGCATCCGTAAATGCCACAGTTACACCAGTGCCAGAGGCAAATTTAACTGTGTCTGTTGTGCTGTCACTGCCAACTAAATTTAAGTTTGCTCCACCTGAGACTGAACTAATATTTTGAGTGTAAGTTGTATTAGTATCACCACTGACACCGCCAGCAGTTGTGCCATCGCCTACCCATAACGGAGTTACACTTGCACTCGTGTAATCAGTGACAAATATTAATTCACCATTTGCTGGTGTTATTGCCAAACGCTGTGCGTTTGTTCCTCTTCTTAATTGTAATGCCATATCTTAAAAATCCTTATATTGGGTCAACTTGCCATACAAATGTTTCTACATCTGTGCCGGCTGTAACAGTGTTTTCTGTGACACTGAGTAAGCCTAAATCTAATTGAGCACTACTGCCCAGGTTTTGATCATTACCAAAATCCACAGGATTCAATGTTCTAAACAATAGAAAACCATTATTAGGTATAACAAAATTACCGAAATCTAATTTCAGTATTGCTTCTTTTATATTTAACACATCTGTAGTGCTACCACCTGCATCTGGTTCATATTGAAAGTTACCATCTTTATCAACTGTGCTAGGTTCGCTGAATGCACCGAATCGCTTTTTAATGCCCATTCGTGATATAATAAACCAACGACGGTATGTCTGTGTATTAGCAGGCAATTCTGTGACTGTTACAGTAATTGTTTCGCCATTGGTAAATGTTGCGCTATTGCCTGGTGGAGTTGCTTTCTTAAAGAAATAATAATCACTGGGTATTGGCAAATCAAAGATGTCATCTGTGCCTGATGTAGTTATAGGCAAACTAACTGTGTAAGTGCCTAAGCCACCAAAGACTGTATAAGTGCCTGCGGCCTGTGCTGTAAAGAATGTATCCAATGTAACTTGATTGCCTGCTATTGCTGTAATGTGTGCGCCACCTGCTGGCAGTCCAGTGCCTATTAAAGTATTACCAATTAGTAGTCCTGTGGTGTTGTTTAATGTTACAGTATTCACTGGCACTGGAGTAAATGCTCCACCGGATACAAATGTTTTACTCACAGGATCATTTGTAAGTTGATTAACAACTGTAACACCACCTAAGTCAAAATAGTCTCCAACATTAATTATTCCAAACGGTGCATTTGTCACAGTCATTATACTTTGACTTGCTCCAACTTCACTGGTAATAGTTCCGCCTGTGGTAAATCCTGTTGCTGTGCTGGCATATGATATACTATTGTTTGTTGCCGCTGTAATAGTTTTAACGCCATTATATCCACTAGGAGTCATTCCAGCAATAGTTACAACTTGACCAATTTCATAAAAAACAAATGCTGGACTTGCTGGCGTAAATGTAAGAGTTGCCACTGAACCTGTGCCTGATGCTCCTATTACAGGAATTTGACCTGCTACAATTTTACCAGTAACAGACATTTGATCCCAACCTTCTGTGACATAGAATTCTATTTCATCATACGGACCACCTTCAGTTGGTATCTTTACTTGTAATTGAAAGTTAGGAATAGGATCAGTGTCATTGACTTTAACAATGGCTAGTCTTGGTGGTAAAGGCATATTTGGACTTGTTCCATATACACCAATACCAATTTTAACATTTGCTTCTGTGGCAAATTCTGTGATGGGTTCTATTGTATATGCGTCACCGTTATATTCTAATCCCTGTATCTGTGCTACCAATCCACCATCTTCAGTTTCTTGTTCTTTGACACGCATGACACGGAATAACTTTGGATACCATCCGTATAGTTCTGATGTCACAGCAACAACATCTCCTGCCTGTGCTTGTATGCCGTAGTGATTGCTGGTAAATTCTATGACTAAGTCATCACGACTTTGACGCAGTTCTATTTGACCCAATATATCACTTTGCATTGAATTGTTAACCAAGTCCAGACTCATTCGTAGTTGATTGTCTGGCTCGTTGGGATTGCGTTGCAGTTCGGGTAAATCTACTCTATAGTATGCCTTTTGATCCTTGTTATATCTATCAAAAAATTCTACTTCTAATTTATTGTATAAGTCATCAAGTCTTGTTGAACTAATGTTGATACCAGATATAATGTTGTCATCACTGAACTCAAGTAAGTTGGGTGCTGTTGTATAAAAGGTTGTTGATGATATTGCACCACTTGTTGATGTTGTGTATTTTCCAATTTGTCCTGCTGTTTGTCCTGCGGTAGGTGCAACTTGTCCTGTGATAGTGCCAATTAGCGTGCCAGCACTATTATAAAGAAGTTGTCCTGTTTCAATTCTACCTTCTGGAAATACTGTTACAGTTAATTCATTTCCGGCATTTCTACTTGCTGTAAAATGTGTAGTTGTGTCTGTGGGATCTCCAGCAGTAATGGCTTTCTTAATTACAGGTGTCCATAGGCCTGTGCTGACATCATAGCTCATCCAAGCACCACCATTTTGTAAAATAGTGTCTATGTTTGTTTTGACTTGATTGCTGGTGTCTAAGACACCATTGATGTTATATCGTAATGTGCTTTGATTTGTATTTCCGGCAGCATTGGTGTAACTGATGTCTTCTTCGCAGTAATTATACCAAGCAAGTCTTGCTGGCTCATCAATATAAGCAGGATCAATACCAGCACCATAACGCTTTGATGTCATGTAATCATACCAAACATCAGCAGGATTTGCTACATTGTTGGCTAATTGGAATGTGACATTGGGTAAACTTGTAAAACCTTTTTCACCATTGTAAGTTAGTCTAACTATGGCAAACACTAGACCTTTCATGGCATAATCTGTAGTCCAACTGTTGTCATTATCTCCCCAGAAGTCATAGGCAGCCTGTGTTTGGCCGGATGATTGTGGAGGATATATTTGATCTGTTGCCGCACTACCACCAGCATACACTCTAAGTTCAACTAGATTTTTACCATCAACAACAAAGTTTTCATCTTTCCAATCTTCTATTTGTGCTGTTCCAGTGCCAGTGCCAGGACCTGTTGCTGTAAATATTTGTCCAAGATTATTTGATTGTGCTCCAATTAGTGTAAAGTCTGTAGTGCCAATACTTCTTATAATATAAGTGCTGTTTGTTAGGAATGCACCAGCAGTAACGATTGCACCATCAACTACTTTTCTACCATCTTTAACTTTATGTAAGTATGTTGGATCAGGAGTTAGTCTTAGGTCATTCCAATAAACACCTTCCAAGCCATACACAGGACTTCCTACTGGAATATTATTACTTGTTTCACTTAACACAATACAATAAAACATTGTATCATTTTTCTTTTGATCTGTGGTTATCAATCTAGCATCTGTGATAACACCATTTACATAAGCACTGCCATAAACCACAGGAATCTTATTGTTGCTTGCTGGAGGAACTTGTATGCGTCCACCTTGATTGCCTGCTGAGTTATTACCTTTGTTGGCATTACCATTTATAATTCTGCTGGTAACGAATGCTGCCGCAGTTGACACTAACCAAGATGTAGCAATAAAGGCTGCTGTGCCTGCGGCAAAGAACCATCCTGCAACTGCGGCACCTATATAGGCAAAAATCGGCATAATTAAAACTCCAATCTATAATAGTTATAAGTGTTCCCATCGGGAGCCACTTTCAAATCCTGCGTAAAATTCAATTTGATACGACGAAATATTATTTCAAATACACTGTCATTGCTGTATGAATACACTGCTTTGACATTTAACTTTTTTGCGTAATCAACAAGTTCATGTAAATCTTTTATGTAAGCAAAGGTTGATGTCTCTTTGCCTATGCTGTGAAACTCAATCTCATCGTCGTCCAACTTTAATAAAAACACTATGTTTCCAAACTTAACTAACTTGGTGTTTGGACTAAGTTTCATTTTAGTATTTAACTTCTTAAATTCTTCAAATGCTCGTTGCTGATTCTTATAGTGATTAGAAAAATAGTTATAAACAATTTCATTTATTTCTTTGTCTTCTTTGATATCTGCTATGCTAATCATGCTTAATATCTTTCGCCTGAAGTTTGATTTTCACTGACAGTGCCACCGGCTGCGTCAGTGCTGCCGCTGTTGCCTTTTGATGTGCTGGCTGCTTGAGCTACATACGGCTTACCAAAGTCAAAGCTACTATTGAACAATGCTTCAACACGGTTCATACTTGGATCAGTGGCACTGTTTACTAATTCGGTGTAAACAATTTGAAAGTCTTGTTTGTTTGTTCTGCGACCACTTACTTTATTTTCCAACACACCCATGATGCTACTTGCAACAAGCGTAATGGTATGTGTAACAGTGGGGTCTTGATCACTTACATCTACATCTTCTTGAACACTGAAATTGCTGACAACACCGGTAAATCTTTTATATACTGCACCTGAAATAACTTCTTGCGTTGTATAGTCAAAGAACGCACGATAAATGTTTATTTCACCACCTTTGATCTGTGTGCCTAACACTGCGGCAATATAAACTGAGGGAATAGCACTTAAAGTCAATTGTATTTCGTCATTGGCATTGCTAATATTACTTTGTATGTCACTGACTGTTAAGAATCCTGCCAATGCTTGATAAGCCTTGCTGTTATGACTTACTGCTTTATAACAATTACTAATGTAATAAGTTAAACCAATAACACCTGCCTGTGTTTGACTGCCTGTTGCCGTGCTGGCATAACTTACGCTACTTGTTGTTGCACCTGTAACTACAAATGTTCCATTGTATGCTGTAGGAACTACATTGCTGACTGTGATAGTATCACCTACACCAAACGGTGCTGTTGCTTGTGTGGCAAAGGTTATTGTTGCTGTTGAGCCTGTGCCACTTGCACCTGTTGTAGGATTGATGGCTATCAGTGTTAAATCAATGAGAACACCAAATTCAATCTTATTAACATCAACTTGTGGAATTGCTGTTGTCATAGTATTTCCTCAACCATTTCAAAGTCGCTGGTAAATTCTACTAACTGCCCAGGTAAGAATCTAATCTGTGGCAGTTTGCTGACTATGACATTAAACACTGCGGCTCTGCGTCCAACATAGATGCTTGCTCCAGGAGTAAATGTTTCTAATTTACCACGATGAACTGTTACAACTGCTGTAGCACTTGCACTTGTTACAACATCACTGCTGACAATATACGGATAGGCTCCGCCAACAATTCTTAAATAATCTCCAGCTTTGAATATAGAAATTCCGTTAGCAGGTGTGCCTGTTTTTGTAATTGTCAGTGCGTTGCCTGTCATTGATGTTGCTGTATAATCATCTAAGATTTGATCTGTGGAACCTGCTAAAGCACCTTGATATTCTGTAAGCCAAAACATGCCTGTTTGCGTTAGTGCTCCAGTGGATGTGTTAAAGTTAGTCAGTGCTATTGTCTGTGTGGTATATCTATCTGCTGTAAATATTGGTTCAAATATTGCTCTATATTCAGTGTAGGTCCAAACAGGTTTAGGAGTAACAACAAACCTAAATGGGTTAGCCCAGTTGCGACTAGCAACACTGATTCGTCCACTGCGACTAACTGTTTGTGCTATTAGTTTACTGCGGTTAATTTCAATATTACTCGCTGTATTGATTATGTCTTGTAATGCCATTATCTACGGCTCCTTATTGGTAATTGTCGTCTGCCTTGTTCAGCTACATTGTGAATAAACTCTGGATCACGGGCTAACAATGATTTGAAACTCTGTGCATCAACTGCACTGATGTTGTATGAAACTGCGTTATTGATAACTTGTCCACCCATACCAGCACCGTTGGGAACTATTGTGCCTGCTGATTTAGGAACAAATAATTCTGGACCACGCTCGCCAACAATGCTTGGACGATTAACTGGAGGATTACCACCATTGGCAAATCCAAATATTTTACCTATGCTGCCAAACAATGTTCCAAAACTAAATCCTTGTCCACTGCTGTTTGCACCGCCCATATCAAATATACCCAACAATGCTTTCTTTGCTTGTATGCGAGCAAAGTCGGCGATTAAACTATTAGCAAGATCTTTGAAACTTAGTTTACCAGTTTGCACCATTTTAACAAAAGCATCTTCAAAACCTTTTGTAAATGTATCAAAGTATGTTTTACTTTGTTCAGCGGCGTTAAGAGCAGAATCTCTATAATTTTGAAATGCTTCAGTCCAACCTGTGCTCCACTCACGACTTAGATTCAAATTATCAAGTTGTGCTTGGTTAATATTTCTATAACCTACTGCAATAGCATCTAGTCCATCTTGTAGTTGTTTGGCACGCTCTGGTGTAAGTCCATCACCACCATCTTCAAATGCGGCAGCAAATGCACGACTTGCTTCTAAACCTGCTTTGCGATTTGACTCAGCAATGTCCATGAATTGTTGTTGTAAACTGCCTTTGCCTATTTTACTACCAGCAAATGCAACATCCTGTCCTTGACTGATAATGCTGAGTCTTGCACCAGTTAATGCTTCTTGAATCTTTAACTGTTGCTCCATAGCACGAGTCATATTTTCAAGTTGAGTTGCTCTATCTTTTTCTAATAGTTTAGCACTTTGTAAATCACTGATATACTTAGGCAATGCTTCAATTTGAACTTGTCCTAGTCGTTTTACTTTTTCAATTTCAGCATCAATGATGCCTAAACTTGCTCGTTGTTCTTCTGTGCCTCTGCTGAATTCTTTACGCTTTTCATTTAATGAATCTAATTGATCACGCAGACTCTTATATGCGGCATCTTGTGCTCGCAATACTTCTACTTCATTTTCTGTTAAGTATCTGCCTTCTTTAGTTTTGCTTAACATTTCAGTTTCAAAATCAATGCCACGCAATAGTTCTAGATTATTTTTCTTAAATGCTTCACCAGTCTTTTGAACTTCAGCACGAATTTTTGCTTGTCGTTCTGCAAACTCTTTGGCTTTGGCAGCGGCTTCATCTCTGGCTTTCTTTTCTTCTTCTATTTTCTTTAGCATGGCATTTTGATTAGCCAATCTCTGCGTTTCAGCGGCACTTTCATTGGGTGCTGTGGGTTTAATGTTAAAGAATTCTTTGGCAACATCAACAAGTTTATTAAACTTATCAATTAAAAAATCCACAGGACTAAAATTGAATATAAGTTTGCCCAAGAAATCTATGGCTTCTATTAATGTGTATATGATACCAATAACGCCTGCAAAGCGTAAAAAGCCTTTGACCAATGCTCCTAGTGCAAATCCCACACTGGCTATGCCGCCAAATGCTGTGGGCAATAAACCAATTGCACGACCTAGATTAAGAATAAAGTATTTTAGACTATTAGCAACAATGGCAAATTGTAGTCCAAACCAAGCAACAATACCACCTGTGGCAGTAGCAGCCACACTGAGTCCACCTAGTAGTCCGTTAATTAAACCAATACCTTTGAATAAAGCAAATGCTGCCACTGCGGACAATATGGCTTTGATTAAACTTTCAAATGCACTGACAGTGATATTAATATTTTTAACAATGTCATTCAACGGTTTGGCAACTAATAAGATAGCATCAGTTAATTGTCCAAATTGTTTTTTTAGATTCTCACTGGCTGCGGATCCACTTTCAAATGCGGCAGTGACAGCAGGATTTACTGGTGCTTGTTCTGTTAAGCCGCCAAAATTAACTGCTTTGGCTGCTTTACCAAATAAGTCTGTTTGGACTCTGGCTCGCATTGCCGCACTTTCTAAACCAGCAATGCCTTTAATTGCTTGTGCTAATAATTGTTGCTGACTTAGATTCTGTATATCTTTAAGACTGATACCAACATCTTTCAATGATTTTTGTGCTTGATCACTGCCTCCAATAGCGTTACCAATGGTTTCGCTGAATTTTAAGATTGCATTTTGAGCACCTTCGGCATTGCCGCCATTGACTTCAAATGCTCTGCTCAATGACAATACACTTTCAACAGTTAAGTCTGCTGTGGTAGCAATGTCTTTAATATTATTGGCAAAATTATTAGCCTGTTGAACAGCAGTGGCACTGACTAATCCTGACAATGCAGTTTTTAATCCTCCAATTCTAGATATTAAATTATCACTGACTAAACTAACATTGTTTAATGATTTAACAGCATTTTTACTAAATGTCTGCGTAGCATTATTTGCGGTATTGACACCGGCAATGTATTGTTTATTGTCTACTGTGATTGCTACTTGAATATTACTAGCCATATTAGATTCCTTTTAATCTGCGATCCACTTCTTTTTGGATGTCTTGTTCTGTTGGAGCAATGATACCTTGACCTCGTGTCTGTGGACTCCAGTTATCTTCTAGTCTTTGAGCATAAGCATAGTCAGCAACAACTTTGTTGCCACGCAAATTAGTATTTCTACGAGCATTACCTGTGCGAATAGGAGTATTAGACTTCATTGATTCTTGAGCAAACTCAGGCAAATCGTTTAATGCAAATAGTGCTTTAGACATCTGCCTATTAAACTGTGTTAAATCAACTTTTGGCACGGACTTTATCCAACATGTTTTGCAAATCGCTTTGCTTGTATTCGGTAATAGGTGCTTTACCGCCATTCATGCTACGCTCTTGCACAGCATTTCTATAACCTATGGCAGTATCAGCAATAAACACATCAAAGGTATTGGCACGGCCTATAACTTCACTAGGAAGCATACCGTATCTTTCGCTTAATGTGTCTATTAACATAATCATACTGAGTTCTATGCTGCCTTCTGGAATTTCTTCCTGTGTTACTTTCCCAAGCGTTCTACCACCGCTCCTATAACTGTCATCATTACATCATTGGGTAATGCTTCGCCTTCTTTAACTGCTTTATTACCCTGCTCATCAAGCACTAAGTCATTGACCATCTTAATCATTTCACCATAGTTATCTGCACCTAATGTTGCCATTTTGATAAACTGTTCAATGGGTTGTCTATCCATGATCCAAAACTCTAGTTCATCACCATATTTTTCTTTGATCTCTGGTGTGTCTAGAGTAATTTTAATTAGTTGCGGCTTGCTGGCCAGTTGTGTTAAGTTTAACGCCATATCTTATTTTCCTTCATATCGTTGTTTTAAGTAATGAACGGTTGCTAGTGCAAACTTCATTCTAACTTCTGCTTGTTCCAAATCTTTTTTGGCACATCTTAATTCCGCTAATGCTTTGGCAAGTTCTGCTTCTATACTGCGAAATATCTCATCATCAGATTTATCATCAAATATCATAAAATCTCCTTACTGTTATTTATACAAACAAAAAGCACCCGAAGGTGCTTAATGTTATTCTTAATTAAATTAAGAAACTGTATAATCGCCAGTAACTGTTAAAGTTACAGGGCTAACCCATACAGGACTATCGGCTGAAACGGTAGGGGCTAAGCCAGTTACATAAGCATTACCTTGTAATGTCTTACCTGCTCCGCCACTGTTTGTATCGCCTAGATACAATGTGAATTCAACAAGTTGTTTAGTCTTGCTTAATCCAAAGATACCTTGCTTAACTGCAACATCAGTGCCTGTGCCAGTGCCGAAGAATACTGTTTGATCTAATACTAAGTTTAGACTTAGATCATTTGTTGCTGTTGTTGGAACTTGTAGTTTTGAACTTTGATCAAGCTGTGTCCAAGTGAATACATCGTTAGCGTTATTAACGGTGATGTCTTGAATTGCTGGAACAGTTAAACTAACAGAATCCGTTGTGACCTTAACGGCTAGAGTCATTTGGACTCCAGTTACGCCAGGTGCTGGGAATATGTATGCCATATTATTTTTTCCTTATGCTAAATTATAAAATCTATATTCGCCCTCATAGACAACTCTGTCATTGTCTATGGTGACATTATAGTCAAACAAGCGTTTATAAACGCCTGTTATGGTAGTGATATCCTTAGCACTACATAAGATTGTCAATGCTGAATCTAAATCAGTGTTTCTGTTT